CGGCGCAGCGGCAACGACTCACAAGCACGCGGCGACCAGACTTTATTTGTGGGCAAACTTTCGATAGGAGCATCTCATGGCAGCCGATCCAGTATTCGCAGTCACGCCCCGCATCGGTGCAGTCAGCATCGCCACGGCGGAATCTAGCTACACCGCACCGACGAACGTAGGCACGCTCATCACGGGTGCAAGCACTGGCACCCGCATTGCTGAAATCGTTGTGAAGCTGGCAGCGACGAGCGCGGCGGCTATCGTCCGCGTGTTTCTGTACGACGGCACAACGTACTGGCACTTTGACGAAATCACTGTGGCGGCTGCGACCGGCTCTAGCACTGTGCAGCAGACCCGCGTCAGCACTAGCTACAACAACCTGATTCTGCCGTCCGCGTCTTGGTCGATCCGCGTGACAACATCCGTGGCACAGACCACGCACGTCACGGCCCTAGGGGCCGACCTGTGAACCAAGGAATCTACGGACTAGGCGGGCAGATCGTCACGCCCGTACAGGGGCCGTTTAGTGGCACTGCCGATGCGAGGAAGTTGCTGGCCGTGCAGGCACTTATCGTCGCTGGTGGTGGCGGTGCGGCTAGGCGCAACGATAGGGCTGCCGGCGGCGGCGGTGGTGGCGGCTTTGTTGAGCAAAGCATCGGCATCACGCTTATGACGAACTACTCTGTACAGATCGGTGCAGGTGGAGCAGGTGCCACAGCCGCGAACAACGCAGGGGCCAACGGCGGACTATCAGTGTTTGGCTCAATCGTTGCGCTCGGTGGCAGCGGTTCAAACACGGGTGGATCTATCGGCGCCACTGGTGCTTCTGGTGCTGGCAATTCCTTCCTTACTCGGATGTCGTCATTGATCTCGCTCCAAGGCAACACCGGAGGTCAGGGCGTCAGTGCTGCAACCTCTTCCGGTGGTGGCGGCGGTGCGGGTGCCGCCGGTGCAGACTCCACGGCGTCGGCGTCTGGTAACGGTGGAATCGGCAGATCGTCCGCGATCACCGGCACAACCATTTTCTACGGGGCCGGTGGTGGCGGCGGTGGATACGTTGGCACATCGACGGCTGGCTCAGGCGGGCTGACAGGCGGCGGCGCAGGTTCCTCTGACCTTGCTGTCGCAGGGACGGCTGGCGCGGCGGGTACTGGCGGCGGCGGCGGCGGTGCAGCTTGCAATGGAACCGCGTCCAGCAATGGCGGAAACGGCGGCAGCGGTGTCGTCATCCTGCGATGGAACGCCTCGCAGGCAGTCGCCACGCTCTCGGCTGGATTGACTGCCACGCGCACCACAGTTGGCACAGACGCGGTGCTGACCATCACCGCAGGCACCGGCACCGTCACTTGGAGTTAATCATGGCGCATTACGCCTTCATTGATGAGCAGTCCATCGTCTGTGAGGTGATCGTCGGCAACGACGAGACTACTGGCGATTGGGAGACGTTCTACGCAGCCGTGCGGGGGCAGCGGTGCTTGCGGACGAGCTACCACACTCGCGGCGGTGTGCATCTCAACGGTGGCGTGCCGTTTCGTTTGAACTACGCAGGCATCGGCTACTCCTACAGTGATGACCTTGATGCGTTCATTCCGCCATGCCCCGGCGATGGCTGGACGCTCAACGAGGCGACGGGGACATGGGTTGAGGGACAATAGTCTTTAGGCCCATTTCGCAGGACTTTCATGCCGCCCCCCCGACTGAAACGTAGCAATACCGCAAACGCCGTTCCCGCCTCGCTGGAGGACGGGGAGGTGGCCGTGAACCAGGCGGACGGTCGCCTGTTCTACCGGACGGCTGCGGGTGGCGTGGCGGCTTTGGCGGGTGGGGGGGCCATCCCAACCGCGACCTCCAGCGTTCTCGGCGGGATTAAGGTCGGCTCTGGGTTGACCGCGCCAGACGGTGTTCTTTCGGTAGTGGCTGACGGCAGAACCTTGGATGGGGGCGTGTACGCATGAGCGACATCATCAAACTAAAGCGATCTGCCGTCCAGGGTGCCGCGCCAACGGCCTTGGAACTTGGGGAAGTTGCACTCAACTATCACTCGTCTGGTGGCAAGCTGTACTACAAGGACTCCGCAGGGACCATTAGGGAATTTGGCGGCTCGTTCCAGCTGCCGACTGCTTCGGAGTCAACGCTAGGCGGAGTGAAGGTCGGCTCGGGCCTGTCAATCGCTGACGGCGTCTTGTCCGCGACTGGCGGGGCTGACGCTGTGCTGCGTGCGTTGTTTGTCCCGCCCGCGCCAACCGGCGTCACAGCCACAGCGGGGAATGGTCAAGCATTGCTGTCATGGACGGCTCCCACTGGTGTGATCGCACAGGCTCCCGTCTTAGATTACGTCTTGCAATACAGCAGCAACAGCGGCTCAACGTGGACTACGGTCTCGGATGGCACGTCAACGGCTACCTCCGCCGCTGTCACCGGCCTGACCAACGGCACCGCGTACACCTTTCGCGTGGCAGCGGTGAATGGCGTGGGCACGGGGGCGTATTCGGCGGCGAGTAGTTCCGTCATGCCTGGTAGCGTTCTGGAGGTTCTCGTCGTGGCTGGCGGCGGCGGGTCTGGCACGTCTGTCGGTGGCGCTGGCGGTGGCGGCGGTGTGGTCTACTCGTCGCAAGTGGCATTCACCTCGGGCGTGCAGTACACCGTGACCGTGGGCGGCGGTGGCGCGAGCGTTGGCTCAAACTCTCCCGGCACAAGCGGCACAAACTCCTCGTTCGCCAGCCTTCTGGCCGCTGCCGTTGGCGGTGGTGGCGGCGGATCGTTTGGAGGTAACTACTTCGGCAAAGACGGAGGCTGCGGCGGCGGCGGCTGCGGATTTACCACGGACCAGAGATCGTATGGCGGCAGCGGGACAAGCGGTCAAGGATTTAGCGGTGGCAACGGTACGGGGCCGTTCGGCTCTGGTGGCTCTGGCGGCGGCGGTGGTGCGGCGAGTGCTGGCGGAAACGCATCCGGCGGCACCGCTGGCGCTGGCGGCGACGGTGTTGGCTCGTACAGCACGCTCGCGGCAGCGGCTAGCGTCGGCGTCCTCTACTCTGGCACGCGGTATTTTTCCGGCGGCGGTGCTGGCATCTCGGTGGGGGCGGATCAGGTCACGCCAGTTAACGGCGCTAACTCGGTTGGGGCTGCTGGCACGGCAAACTCTGGGCAGGGCGCAGGCGGCGACTCCGGCGCTGCTGGCGGCAGCGGCGTGGTGATCATCAAGTCGCAGTCCGCTGCAACTGCGACAACTGGAAGCCCCGTGGTAACCAACAGCGGCGGCAGCGTCATCTACACGTTCACTGGCACCGGGAGCATCACGTTCTGATGGCACACTTCGCACAGCTAAACGAAAGCAACGTCGTTACTCAGGTCATCGTCGTCGCCAACGCCGAGTTGATCGACAACGGCGTTGAGAGCGAAGCCAAGGGCATCGCGTTCTGCGAGAGCCTGCTGGGTGGTCGCTGGGTGCAGACGAGCTACAACAACAGCATCCGCAGGCGATTCGCTGGCATCGGCTACCGCTACGACGCGGACGCGGACGTGTTTATCTCGCCGCAGCCATTCCCCTCATGGACGCTAGATGCCAGCCATGACTGGCAACCGCCGACACCGATGCCGGCCGATGACAAGCTGTATCGCTGGGATGAGCCGACGCTGGCGTGGGTGGAGGTGGCATGAACGAGCGATTATCAACACACGGGTGAAACATGCTGACCTACTTCGACGCCGTTGAGCATTTGATCACCAGCAGCTTTGGTGGTCCGCAGGACGCAGAGCAGGCCGACATTCGCACGTCCATCCAGCGAGCGTATAGCGAAATCTCCACGCTCCGTGACTGGAACTACTACCAGACCCACGGGCGCATCAAGTTCTCCATCAACTGGAATGGAACCGTCACCTACAGCCAGAACACAAGGTTCTTTGACTTGGCATCTGGTGACGCATTTCCGAATAATTCGGTGTTGTGTCGCATGCGCCTCAACAACACGGTCGCCAAGATTGCCACCCGCGTAAGCAGCACCCGCCTGCTGTGCGACCCGATCCTCACGCCATCTAGCGATCTGGTAAGCCCGACCGCGGCAACGCTGTACCAGGACACCTTCCCACTGCCGTCGGATTTCCGGTCCTTGGATTCGCCCATTGACCATGTGGCATGGACGCGATTCATCTACGTGTCGGCCGACCAAGCGATGAAGCTGGAGAATGCGAACAACCTCGCGGGCCCTCCTCATGCGTGGACGGTGATCAAGGATCCGCAGGGAACGGGGTGGGCGATTAAGGTCATCGGCTATCCGGTGGCAAACTCTAATCTGGACTTCACCTACCGGCGCCTTCCGCGGCGGTTGAGGATCTCTGGGCATGAGGCTAGTTCGCGGCAAGGCACTGTCACTGTGTCTGGGGTGGAGGTCACGGGAACTGGCACGGCGTTCTCGGCGGCTATGGTGGGGTCTGTGCTTCGCCTGGGAACGTCCGCGGACTTCCCTGGAAGCGACGGCTCCATGGCGCCCTACCAAGGAGAGGCCGTCATTGCGGCTGTGTCTAGCGCCACGTCTTGCACTCTGGCCACGCCCCTCACGGCCACGGGGGTTAAGTACCTCATTACCGACATAGTGGACATGCCCACCGGAATGCACAACGGGTTCCTGTCCTGCTCAGCGTACTGGCTGGCTCGCACGCGGAACGCCAAGCCTGACAACGCCTTCGCCATGTACCAGCGCGACCTTCGTCTGGCCATGGAGTCGGACGCGCTGACGCCATTCCAGCAACCGCAGCGAGTCATCTTTGACGCCATGGCATGGCGGACACCCTTGCAGTCCGACAACTTCGACGGTGGCAACCCGTGATCAACATCGAAAAATTCGCTGGGCTGGTCACCAATGCGTCTCCGTACTCACTGCCTCCCGGCGCAGCCGTCACGCAAGTCAACGTGCAGTGCCTGTCTCCCGGCCAGCTGAGCGTGCGCCCTGGCATGCAGGCGTACACGCTGTCTAGCACGGTGTCTGCCACTCGTCCTGTGGTGGCGTCGTTTTCTTTTCAGCATGCGGGCGGCAGCGTGATTGTCTACCAAGACGCTGTAGGCACTATCTTCTCTGGAAGGTCTACGGCTTCGGACGGCGCACCATCGCTGACCGGCGTCCCCAGCGCGCCGCTCAACGTGACGGCGGTTCCTCAGACCTCGTCCGTGGCCCTGGACTGGGATCCGCCGGCCGTCACTGGGGGCAGCGACATCACGGGCTACACTGTGCAGGTGTCGCTGGACGGCGGGACCGTGTGGAGCTACGCGCTCTCCGCCACTGCCAGTGCTGCCACTGCTGCTGGCCTGACGAACGGTCAGGCATATGTGTTCCGCGTGGCGGCGACGAACAACTACGGAATTGGGCCCTACAGCGCGGCATCTGCGTCAGCCACTCCGGTTGGTGCGCCGGCATCACCGACCAATCTCTTGGCGACCGCTGCCAACTCCGGTGCTTCGCTGACATGGTCTGCGCCCACCAACAATGGCGGATCAGTCCTCACCGACTATGCGGTTGAGTACAGCGCCAATGCCGGTCAGGCGTGGACGGTCTTTGCGGACGGCACCTCCACTAGCACCTCCGCCACCGTTACGGGCTTAACGAACGGTCAGGCATACGTGTTTCGCGTGGCGGCTCGCAACGCAGTTGGGACGAGCGACTACGCCACATACATGACCCCTGTGTATCCCATTGGCGTGCCCGACCAAGTGGCCAGCCTGACCGCGACCCACGGCAACGCGCAGGTGACATTGCAGTGGCAGGCACCCTCTGCCAACAACGTCGGCGGAATCACAGACTATGTCATTCAGCGATCTACGGATTCAGGGGCGACGTGGTCTACGCTGTCGGACGGCACAAACACAGACACCTCCTACTTTGTCACGCAGCTGACCAACGGCACGGCCTATCAGTTCCGTGTGTCGGCAGTCAACTCCGTGGGGGCGGGACCATACTCCGCTTCCACAGGCAATGTGACCCCAAGAACACTCCCGGGAGCCCCCACCGGCCTGACGGCCACGCCCGGGAATTCTCAGATCGCCCTGTCATGGACCGCCCCAGCCAGCAACGGCGGGGCGGCAATCACCGACTATCAGATCCAAGTGTCTGTGGCTGGCGGGGCATATTCTACCGTCACCAAGAGCGCTAGCACTGCAACGTCCTACACCGCTACCGGCCTGACCAATGGGACCGCTTACACCTATCGCGTTGCCACCGTCAACTCAGAGGGTGCCAGCGCGTATGTGACTTCGTCCTCAGTGACGCCGCAGACGGTTCCTTTGGCCCCAACCAATGTCGCCGGCACAGTAGGCAACGGCTCTGTGACAGTGCGCTGGTCGGCGCCGACCGATTCGGGCGGAAGCGTCATCACAGACTATCTGATTCAGTATTCCACGGACGGCACGTCTTGGACAACCGTTTCTGATGGCACGTCTACCGTCCTGCAGACAACTGTCGCCGGACTGACCAATGGAATTTCTTACACGTTCCGGGTCGCGGCCGTGAGTGCGGTAGGCACGGGAAACTACAGCACTCCTAGCTCCGCATTTATTCCCATCGGGCCTCCGGGTGCGCCGACCAACGCTGCGATCAGCGGCGGCAACACTCAGATGTTCGCCAGTTGGACGCAACCCACGTCCACGGGCGGCACGCCGATCACCGGCTACGTGCTTCAGTATCGCCGCAGCACAACCACCACATGGACTACCTATGGGACGGTGGATGCGGTGCTGGAGTATACGGTCTCGGGCCTCACCAACGGGTTCACGTACTTCTTCCGCGTGGCCGCTGTCAACGCAGCCGGAACCGGAGCCTACAGCGCGGAGTCCGCCAGCGTAGTGGTTGGTCAGGTTCCCGTGGCGGTCAGTGGCCTGACGATGACCAGCAGGTTTGCCAACAACGCCACCACCGACACTACGCTCACGCTTTCTTGGACTGCCCCGAATGCGTATGGATCGATCATTACCGACTATGTGATTCAGACCAGCACGGCATCCAGCGGGCCCTGGACAGTGCTTGCGGACTCTGCCAGTTCTTCCACCACTGCTACGTTCGCGGGCATTCAGGCGCTGACCACCTACTACTATCGCGTCTATGCGGTATCGACCGTTGGGGCCGGGCCCCCCACCACAACGCCACTTGTCGTTCGTATCGCGCAGGCGCCCGGAATTCCAACGATCACCGCCACTGCCGCCGCGGGCTATGTCACCCTTACATGGCCCGCCGTTGCCGAAAACGGCGCAGCTATTACCGGCTACAAGCTGTACGAACAGCGTGGAGCTACTTCATCGACTGTCAGCGGCAACACCCTTGATGGCGCAGTGCTGAACGCCTCTGTGGATCTTGCTGCGCGCACCGCTGTGGTGCCATGCTGCACGGCCGATGGTGCGTTCGCACGTTACAACTTGGCGCTTTCTAACTTGGCAGGCGCTGGCGACTATGGCGCTTCCAACACCGTGTCCGTGTCGGACGGGCCGGTGGCTAGCGACCACACCACGACAGTTGGATTCGCCGGCGGCGCCTGCGTCTTGGATGTCTTGTGGCCGGCTCGCGGGTGTATTGCCGACACCTCCACGCTCGCATGCGACTACAGCACAGATGAAGGGTCAACGTGGACGGCCGTGACCCAGCGCGCGGCGTCAGTGGCTGCGTACCCCACTGTAACCTCCGGCGTCATCAGTGATCCGTACCGCGGGAGCGGCCGTAGCAAATACTGGATAGCGCCAGTCCCGTCGTCGCCGTTTGTTATTCGCTCGCGAGTGGCGAGCAGTTCCGGCGTGGCTGTAAGCGGATCTCAATATGTAGTCACCTCACCAATCACATCGCCGGCAAACAGTGACCCACTGTGGGATCGCGTATCCTTTCTGTGGGATGCGAATACCGGCCAGCGGTTTGTGAGATCGCAAGCCACCATGACAGCGTCTCAGCAGGCCACTAGCTCCAGTGCGAACGGCACCGGACGGTTTGGACCCTTAGTAGCAGCGAATGTGTCCGGCAACTTTGTGTCCTACAACCTAGCCAAGCCAAGCGACATCGAATCGCAAACGTGGCAACCGGCTAACTGCACCGAATGGTGGATGAAGATGCCGGCCGCGGGGGTGACACTTACCGATCCGGTCTTGCAGGCTGGGCAAAACATTATCACCACCACGGGCACCGTTACTCATTCCGCGAGACTGGACGTGGCCTTCACCAACGGCGCGGCCGTAGTGTCTTTGACTCGCGTGCAGGGGTCTGGTCAAAGTACAAGCACCTTGGCGACAGTGTCATCTCTCGCAGGCCAATGGGTTCACTTTTCTTTTGAGTTTACAAATAGCGGGTGGGCGTTGTTTATCAACGGTCATGGCAGTCGCTCCTCAACAACCACCAGCACTACGACAGCGGGGTTTGCGCTTCCAGACGGCGATTACGTGTACATAACCCCCAACGTCGAATCCCTGCGAATTACGGCGTGGGGGCGATATCTGGATCGTCTCCAAGCGCCAACGCTCCCCTTCTGGCATCCATAATGTCCATCATCGCGACTCGTCAATCTGGCTCTGTGGTCACCGTGTCTGTGCTGACGGGTGGCTCGGGCTACGCATCGCCTCCAACGGTAGCGGTGATCGGCGGCGGTGGCACGGGCGCCGCCGCGGTGGCGCACATGGCAGGGACGGCCGTGGAGTCTGTCGTTCTGACCGCTGGCGGGACTGGCTACACGGGCTCTCCGCAGATCCAGTTTTCCGGCGGCAGCGGCTCGGGGGCTGCAGCCACGGCGTTTGCGTACACCGGCCCGTTGCGTCCGACATGCTTCTTTAAGGGGCGTGGTAATGACATGTACGGTGTGGACGGCATGGGCCGCGGTCTGCGGTGGACGGGCGACAGCGCCACAGTCGAAGTCATTGGCATTTCCAAGCCAGCCACCGCGCCTGCCGTAACGGCGAGTTCGTCCGCCGGCAATCGGTATGTCAGCGCCGTCCAGCTAGTGAATGCCGGGGCGGGCTACAACAACGTGCCGTCCGTGGTGTTCTCTGGCGGCACGCCTGGTCGCGATGCGGTCGCAAAGGCCACGCTGACAAACGGTCGCGTGACGCGCGTTGATGTCACCGATGGCGGGGCGGGATACCAAGACACTCCTACGGTCACTCTGTCCGGCGGCTTGGCGGGCGGGGCTACGCTGTCTGTTGGCGTCGTTGGCCAAGTTGATTCCCTTTCGATCGCCTCCCAAGGCACGGGGTACACAGCCGCGCCAGACCTCGTCTTCTCCACGGCGCAGGGCCTGACTCGCGCTGCGGCGAGCGTGACGGTGGCGGGCGGCAAGGTGACGGCCCTTCGCCTCCTGTCTGCTGGGACCGGCGCAACCACCAGCGGCGTGACGGCCATGCTGGTCGGCGGGGGCACGGGCGCGCAAGTGTCGGTGGATATGGTGTACCGCGTCAGCGCGCTGACCGTGAGCGCCGGGGGGACTGGCTATCGGTCGGCTCCGGTCATTACGTTCCGCGCCGCACCGGAAGATCCGGTTGGTGGCGGCGCCGCTGCTACGGCAGTCATTAGCGGCGGAAGCCTCACTGCTGCGACCGTGTATGCCGGTGGTCAGTATTCAGCCATTCCCTCTGCCTTTGTCATTGACTCCACCGCCAAGGCCACTGCCACACTCACCGCGCCCATGAGCGGCACGTACAAGTGCTGCATTCGCTATCTAGACTCCACGCCTGAAAGTCGCGGTGGCCCAATACCGTCTTCCATTTCCGATCTAGAGGAAGTGGACATCCCCAATGGCTCTGGATCGTTGACGTGGGCATTCACCCACAGTGGCCTGGAGGATCGCGTCACCGCCATGGAACTATGGCGCACCACCGCCGATCAGTCCGTGGTGCTATTCCGCGTGGCGACCATCCAGCGCTCCTCCCCCAGCTTTTTTGGTTCGTACACAGACACGTTGTCGGACGATGATTTGCGCGACACTGATCGCGAGCAGTACGGGCTCATGCCTGTCACGCTGCCAAACGGACAGATTAACGCCCGCCGATTCCAGGCGCCTCCCGGGAACTACGGCGTGGCCACCATGTTCCAAGATCGGGCGTGGTATGCCGTGGACACCTCCGGGGACAGGCCCAACTCGCTCCTGTACAGTGAGGTTGACGAGCCGGAATCCGTGCCGGAAAGCAACGAGCTTGTCCTGCAGGAGAGTGTGGCGGACCCCGATGCAATCGTAGCCCTAGTCCCACTGGGGTCGCTGCTTGCGGTGTGCCAGTCTCGCCACTTGTATCGCCTGCAGTACGTGGCCCAGCCGGTGCTTGATGCGTCTATAACGCTGGTGGCCTATCGCGGCATACTCAGTCAGAATTGCTGGGACGTTCTGGGCGGAATCGCATACATCGTAGATAGCTATGGACTCTACGCATTCGACGGCCAGCAGGCGGAGCCGGTATCGATCCCGGTGGACAACTACTGGCGAGAGCGCGTCATAAACTTCCAGGCTTCCGCAGCCTTTCACGTCCGCGCCGATCATGGCGCCCAGGTGATTCGGTTTTTCTACTGCAGGACCGGCGAGTCCCTTCCCACGCGCGCCCTCTGCTATTGCATAGCTACCAAGACATGGTGGGAAGAGGTGTTCGCGACGGCCGTCACGGCCTCCACAGAAGGAGTGATCGCTGGTCGGCAGGACACCCTGTGGGGAACTGGCTCTGGGGCATTTGCCTACAGCGGCGGCTACACCGACCTCCAAGGCACCCCGATCCCGTATGAGTTCCGCACTGGCAACATGCCTCTGGGCGAAGCGCAAACGGACGGCGGCAGCAGGTCGATTGGCGTCCTGTACAGCCCGACCGTCAATAGCTCGCAGATGCAAGTGCGACTGCACTACAACAACTCCCCTTCCCCGCGCCCAGCAGCAATCTCCACAGACCGGGGTGGGTTTGCTTCCGCGGCAGGCTCCACGGCCGCAGTGCTGGATCTCCGATCTGCGCGCTCGTCTCTTGGTCCGTCCAACGGGTTTGCAAAAGCGTACTTCTCAGGCCACAGGGACGAGCGCAGTGTCGGCGGCGACCGGCATGTGGCGGTGGCTGTCGCCGGCACGCAGGCAAGCACGGTGGCCGGTGACGTTGTTCGGTTGTACGGACTCACCATCGAAGGCGTCAGCTGATGTACACACAATCCGCTCCATCACTGTTCAACGCTCTCAGCGGAGTCCTGCCGGCCGTGGCGGCGCAAGCCGTCGTTCAGGCGCTGGGCAATTGCCAGCAACCGCTCACGCACCGCGGGCCGGTCACGCTGTCTGCGCCACAGCCACCCAACAACAACGGGGTGGCTGTCGGAGGAACGTGGAACCCCCAGCAATACCAGTACGTGTTCCCGCAGAACTCGTCTCAGTATTACTACGAAGCCCCCAACATCGGCGGCTACACCAACGGGGACTGGTACAGCACCAACTACAACGGCGCGCAGTTCTCCTTTCCGACGAGCCAAGAGTTTGCGGCCAACAGCTACTACGGCGGGCCGACCTTCAACGTGGGCGGGAACAGCTTTTTCGACAACACCTCCGCTAACAACGCCACCTACCAGAACCTGACCACCAACAACGTGACGGCGCAGAACATCAACGCCACCACAATCAACAACGCCCCCCTGCCCTCGCCGTTCTTCTCTCCGAGCCAAGTTGGCGAATACACGGAAAACTACGAATCCAACTTCTACGACATGCGCCTGTCTCGGCAGGGAGCCCAGGGGCGGCGCGCCCGCAAGAAATTTGTGACGCGAGTGGACGTTCAGGGATCCCTGACCCTCCCGTATGTGTTTAAGGCGACGGTGAACGATGACTGCACTATCAAACTCTGGGAGCAGGATTTGACGCTGTCTGTTGATCTGGCCACCGACGCTCCGACCGACGCCATCGACTACTTGGCCCCATGACGTGTACTAATCCCGGCCGGTGCTGCAACCGCGCGGACTGCACAACCGGAGTGGCCCGGTGCAACTGCAAGGCATGCAGCGGCCTGTCTTGGTCATCAGACAATGATTGCAGGGACGGTGCCTGTTGGCTGAACGCGGACGGCGTTTACTCCTGCATCCAAACCAACCCATGCGACTGCGTGTACCGGGGCGGTGAATTTGCAGGAGCCGCCACCACTTGCCCAGGAGATGGCTCTGGCCCACCACCACCACCCCCTCCCCCTCCGCCGCCAGAAGACCCGGGGCCTGTTCAGTCTTACTGCTGCGATAGTCAGAGCGGCATGTGCTATCAGGAGAATGCCGGGTTCTGCTCAGACGGGCGGCGGCGGTTCAGGTCGATGGAAGCGTGCGTCAGCAGCTGCAGGGCGAACACCGACCCAGACCCGCCGCCGGACCCAGATCCGGCGCCCTGCGACCCACCGTGCGGCGCATGCCAGGATTGCGTGAACGGCGTTTGCGTCAATCGATGCAGCGCCAGCCAGTGCTGCAATGACGTTTGCTGCGCAGCCAATGAGAAATGTGTTGGCGGCCGGTGCTGTTCTGGTACCTGCGGAGTGTGCGGCTACGAGACATTCCCGTGCCGGTGCAATCCCACAGAGACAGGTGGCGACTGTCCTGATGCACCTTGCTGCTGCCCTAGCGGTTTCGCCCCCACGCCCGACTGCGATCTAGGTTGCATATGTATACCCGACTAGCTGAAGAGTTAGAATATAAGATTATGGTGGTCGTACGTGGGCTGCGCACTGGCCGACCAGACACGCTGTCTAGTCTTCTTGCGGCACTGCAAATTCCCGATCAGCGAGAGCAGTGGTGGGCGCGGCGGGAGGAGGCCGTGCAGTGGCTGTTGCAGCATTCCTCTCTAGAGGATCGCAACGCCATTGAGAGCGTGCTTAATGATTGGGATTTTGGAGATGTCACTGTTTTGGCTGTGGGTAAAGGCCCGCCTGCAGAAAACCGACACATTGTGCCCCAGTGGTTTCTGGATTTGCGGGCACGCAAAACACCTGTCCGCGTTGACTTTGGCCCAGGCACGGAACTCAAAGCCCTGCTGAAGTACATCGGAATTGTCGCCACCCCCAATTGTTCTTGTAACGCCCGTGCCGCAGAGATGGATCGCCGGGAAGCGGAAACCCCCGGATGGTGTGCGGAAAACATCGAAACCATCTTGGATTGGCTGAAGGAACAGGCCGATGCCAGGGGGCTTCCCTTCGTCCGAATGGGCGCAAAAGTGCTTGTTCGACGGGCAATTTCCAATGCGCGAAAGAAAGCTGCCCAGAAGGACAATAACAAGTAGGAGAACACCATGGCTGCTTTTGGAAACTTTGATAAGACCTGGGGGTCGGTTAATGCCGGCGTGGGGGCGGCGGCGCTCCCAGAGGTCTACAAGACACAGCAGGTTCTGGCAGCACAGCCCGCAGCCTTTGCCGATCAGCGGCAGAAGAACTACGGCAATTTCGTCCAGGGACAGAACGGCTACATGCAGGCCTTGGCTGGCCTTGGCAACTCCTATGCCAGCAACTATGGGGCCTATGCCGCCGGGCTTGGCAATGTCGCCCAGGCGCAGGCTAACGCGCTGAATAACCAGAACGCCCAGAACGGCTACAACTCCATGGCAGCTGCTGCTCAGCAGGGCGCCATCGGCAACATCGGCTCCGCGGCTCTTGGCGCAGCCGGTTCCGCCACTAGTTCCGCCATGCAGGCGTGGGCGCAGAACCAAGCCGCTTACAACAAGGCGATGTCGGATCTGGGTGCGGCCAATCAGACCGGCCTGAGTCAGCTGGGCCAGAGCAGAAACAACGCCATCGGATCTTTGGGGAACTCCTACGCCAAGGCTGGCCTTGGGTTCGGCATCGCCAGTTCGCTCCCCGGCCTGTTCGGTGGTGGTGGCGGCGGCGGTGGTGGTGGATTCCAGGCCACTGGGCCGGAAGGCTCCTTGGCCTCTGGCACGTATGGGTCTGACGCTCCCGCGGCGCCCCAGACGAATGGTGCTTTGAGTGGCATGCTGGATCGCACCATGGCCGGGCTGGATTCCGTGCGAGGCGACCTGAACTCCACGGACATTGCCGACCGACTGGATCGCAACTATGCCGGCGGCGTCAACACGCTTACCGGCCAGCACATGTCCTCGCGCGGCATGCCGTCGCAGATGATGGGCCAAGCGTTGAGCGGGCTCTATGGCATGAATGCACTGAACCTGGATGCTTCAGAACGGGGCATGCAGGACTACTACGCCAACCAGACCCGCCCGCGCGACCCGCAGAACATCAACGTCACGGACGTTTTGTCTGGCCTGACCTATGGCTACGGCGACTCCGCGAACCGGCTTGGTGGCGTGCAGGGCCAGATGGGCTCCGGGTGGAACGACGCTAAGTCTGCCTACGGAGACTCCAGTAAGGCCATCGACAGCATTTTCAATAATACCGTCGCCAAGTCTTCTTTGTGGGGTGGGCAAAGCGCTGTCATTGAAGACTTGGAGCGTATGCGATCCTCATTGTACCAGCGCATGGCAGACTACTCCAATGCCGGTTACTCCGGTGACCCGACTGCTGCGCGGACGCTACAGATGGTGGAGCAGCGTCTCGCACAGCTTAGACACAACCAAGACGCGCCTAACACGGCATTCGGCTCTTCTTTTAAGGCTGTTTGATGATTACATACAACAGCGGCCTGCAGAATGCGCCGCCGATCACCGAGGCGCTCCTGTCTTCAGCGAAGACTGACATGCTTCGGAAGTCGCCCTACGCTTACCCCGGTTCGCACCAAGACATTCTTAGTGCGCGTGGCCAGGAGAACATGGCGCAGCTGCGGCACTCTGCAGAGAAGGCCAATACCGACTACGGCCTTCAGCAGCAGCGGGCGCAGAACGACCTGTCTCTTGCTGGCCTGCAGCAGATGGCATCTGCCCAACAGCAGCAGAGACAACTGGCAACCTCGCGCGCCGGGGCGGCTATGAATGCCTATAGCGGCTTGCTCTCAGGACTCTTTGGATGAACCAGAACAGCGTCACCGTCAACCAGCCGCGCCCTGCCGGATTCACGCCGCAGACCACGCAGTCGGTATTTAACAACAACTACGCCAATGCGATGGCAGCGGGCGACCCTCGCTTCAACGTGAAGCAGTATGACCGCGGCGGGATGTCGCGCGGTGGTGGGCAGTGGGGCCAAGCGGGCATTGATGCCTCGCAGAAACTGGCGTCTGGGATTGCCGAGGCGTACAGCCAAAAGGCCGGCGATGCCACAGCCAACGCAAACACGCAACTGCAGGGTCAGCAGCAACAGCAGCAGTACGCCCAGCAACTCGGCGCGCTTCAGCAACAACAAAACAACGACAACGCCATGATGGCACTGCAACGACAGCAGCAGCAGATGAGCTTCGTCAATTCGCTTCTTGGAGGCTTGCTTAACTAATGGCCCGCATCGACTTTGATCTGGATGACCTGACGCAGGCTGGCCTGAAGAGGCTGGTGAAGCAGCTGCTCGCCGCCAGCGACGAAGAGGAAAAGAAGATCGTCGCCAAGCTGGGCAAGCACAACGCCTCAGAAGAGAAAGACGAGAAGCCGAAGAACGACTTGGCCGATCTCCATGACGAGATGCACGGCAAGCCAAACACACCGATGGTCGAAGACGATGACGGCCCGCTGGACGGCGAAGAGATGCCCGAGATTCCGAAGAAGAAGGGGAAGAAGTAATGCCGAATCCTGCGCGCTACGCGGATGACGTTGCCGATGGCATTCGACGCCTGCTGTCTAATAGCGGAGTTGTTCTTCCTCCTCCTGGTGCCGCGCGAGCCGCCGCCGAAGTGGTTATCGACCCGGCCATTGCCGCCCGCGCCGCAAGGCAGGCTGATCCTGACTTCAGCAACGTGCATGTGCTTCCCGACAATGCCATCCCGCTGTCCGACCCCAGCCTGGCCGCTGGGCTTGGCCACGCTGCCCCCGCCGGGCCCGACATGTCTCTTGGCTCGCCGCTCTGGAATCAGATGGATCAGCGGGCCACCGCATACGACAACCTCCTGAAGGGGCGCACTGCAAACCTTCGCAACCAGCCGTTCGCCAAGCCCGCCCAGGATGCAATCCAAGAGGCCAATGCCAACTCCTCCAAGATGCGTGCTGCCATGGAGGCGTCCGCCCAGCGCGGCGAACTCATGCAGGATGCTGGCCTTATTGGTGCCGGTGTGGCCGGGGCTGGTGCGCTAGGGGCCGGTGCGCTTGCCCTGTCTAGTTCTAGCGGTACGCCGGAAGCCGCAGCCACTCCACCCAAGGCTGCGCCACCCGCCGCGGCGCCGAAGCCTACTGCCGCGCCCCCCAAGCCCGCAGGCGACGAGCCGCTGACCTCCACGGAAGGAACGGCAGACCTTGCTAGCGAGGCTCGCCCGGCACCTGCAGTGCAGTCTTCCACCGACCCGCGCGAGCAGGCCCAAGAACTGATCGCTCAGCTGAACCAGATGCGGCGGCAGGCGGGCGGCGAGGTGCCAGAAGCCAAGCAGATGATGGCGGAGATCAACCGGCTGTTGGCTCTCGGCAATCAGAAGCGCAACGCCACGCCTCCGCAGCAGGGGGCCAGCGATCCGCACAGCCAAGCCCAGGCTCTCATCGCTCAGTTGAACGATATGCGCCGCAAGGCGGGCGGTGAAGTTCCGCAGGCCCAACAGATCATGGCTGAAGTGCGAAGGCTTCAGGCTATGGGCGACCAGCAACGCAACGCAGCACAGACCCGATAGGAGATACGATGTCCATTGATCTCAGGCCCAGCACCGTCGATCCGCTTGAAGCTTCCGCCACGCCGATCACGCCCGATCCGGTGGTGAGAACCAGCACCGCTCCGGGGCGCGGCTGGACTGTGCGTGGGAATGTGACTCGCGACGAGATGGTGCGACGGTATGTGGCTGCGGGGCTTTCTCAGGAAGACGCCGAGCGGTTGGCGGACGAGGAGTTGGCCCGCAGTGGTGACCGTCCGCGTGGCCTGTACGACCAGGACAACACGCCCGAAGGCAACGCCGCATTGGCGCAGCGCGTGCAAGGCGACAAGCGTGCGAAGGACCGGCAGGCGCGGTTTGAGTCCGACTACAACGAGGCTACTGGCGCGCCGGTGGGGCCCGACATCGCGCCGCCGGCATTGGCGCCCGACGATATCCCGCTGACGCCAGAGCAGTTGCGCGCCAAGGGCTACAACCCCATGCGAGAGCCGGGAGTCCGCATGCCTGACGGTTCTCGCGTTGCACCTCCGCAGCCGTTGTACACCGAGCGCGAAGCCCGCGATTACAACATTCGTACGCCCGTTGGTGACGGCATGTACACGCGGTCTGGACGAGACAGGGACATGGAGGCCCGAGGCTATCGTCCGGTTACCAATCCCGATGGGACGGTCGCGTATCGGCTTTCGCCCACTGGTGGGGTTGACGGTCTTCCTGGCGCCCCCGGCCGCGCGGGGCAGCGGCATGACATGGAAGCTCCGATGCTGGATGAAACAGGCAATCGCATCATCGGCCCAGACGGTCAGCCAGTCGCTAAGTTCAATACAGACGTGTTGCCCGGCCCAATCTCGCAGAACAATGTGGTCTATAAGCAGACCGACTTGGCGAAGCGGCGGCAGGCTGCATACAACTCCGAGCGTCAGCTTTACCGCATGGCCGCTGCGGCGAACATGACGCCCGCCGAATTCAGGGCGAAGCACCCGGAGTTGTTCACCGACTTGGAGGTTCCCGTTGGTCCCGGCCAAACGCAAGGCGCCGGCCAAGGTCAGTTCATCGCCCAGCAGGGTGCCCCTGCCGCGCAGGGGGGCGCGAAGAAGCAGCTGGTGCGCTCTGGCGTGGGCGCACGCATGGAAGTGCAAGCTGCCCGACAAGCTGATGCGCAGAAGCGCGAAGACTCTTGGCGTTCGCAGATGATGCTGGCCGGACGCAATCCAGCAAAGAACGCCGTCAATGCCTACAACGCGCTGAACGATCCCAACACCAACGACTGGCAGCGGGCCGTCTTGGCCAATAGTCTGCGTCCTGACATGGACAACACCACCCCGCTGACCGTCGATGCGATGGGTGCGCAGAACGCCATGCGGTTGCTGAACGGAATTAACTTGGGGGCTGCGGGTGCATTGGGCGGCCCCCAAGCGGCTGCGCAGCAGATGTACCAAGATAAGAAGCGTGCCGAGGCAGTTGTGAAGGCCGAAGAGCTAGCGCGGAAACTTGGCAACAGCCAAGGTGCAGTGCGGCCCGAAGTCAAAAAGCGCATTCGCAATCGCATTGAAGCTGAGTTCCCCGGCCACGGTGACGCAGCCGTGTCCGCACTGCCGGACGAAGAACCGCTCCCCCTGCCCCCCGACTATAACGACCCTGGCCGGGCGCCGGATGGCTGGGGCTGAGAGGTAAGGCTTAATGCCACGGTCCCCACTCTTTGATCTTTATGATCCCGATGGCCTCCTGCAGCAGCAGGCCCAGCTGGGATTACTGCCCAGCAATGACGAAGAGCTTGATCCTCTAGGCATCGCCCCGCTCGGCAGACGCAAGCCGCAACTCTCCGACCTCATGCCCGAGGAGGAGAAGCGGGGCATGCTTCAGACGCTGGCTTCCGCCGGATCGTCTGGCCTTGCGGGGCTGGGGTGGTTGCTTGATACGCCCGGCGCCGTGGTTCGCGGCGGCTTGTCTGGCGGTCCAGGCAAAGCCCTGTCCGCTCTGTGGGACACCACAGACGAGCGCGTAGACGGCCGTGAGCTTTTGCGACAGTACGGCATGGTTGGCGACCAAGATAATTGGGGAAACTTCGGGGGCGGGCTGGCGGCTGAACTCCTTTTGGATCCGCTCACGTACGCCTCACTTGGGCTCAATCAGATTGTGGGCAAGGGTGCCAAAACCGCAGCCGGTAACATTGTGCAGAACGCTGGCCTGCTGGATGATTTTGGCGTGCATGCTCGCAACGTGCTTGGCAAGGGAGAACGCGAAGCGTTGCGTGAAGCTACGGCGCGTTCGGTGTTAGGGTCCGTTCCAGAGGGTGCGGCGCGAGATGCGGCCATGCGCGACTTCTTGGGCGCCGGTGGCACCGAGGCCATGATGGATCAGCCTCTCGCCAGAATGAATCGCATCAGCCTCCCGGGCTTCTCGTCCGACGCCACGGACCTGTACGGCAAGACTGTGGGCGACTGGGCGGCGAAGGCGGGTGACGCTCTTGGCGAAAGCATGATGACCAACCCATACACGGGTCGCATTGCCCGCGGCGTGCAGGCCGCTTTCGACCCATCTGTCATGGGGTTCGTTGACCGCGACAAGCAGTTGGATGCGCAGACGATTATGGCGGCGCGCAAGCAGCGCGAGCGCGCGGATCGCTTGGCTTTGTCCGGCTTGCAGTACGACGCGAACCAAGCACTCCGGCAGGCTGGCTCGTCACTCAGCGAAACCGACTTGTCGGATTCCCTGCGTGTCGTTGCGGAAGGCGGCGAGGCGCCAAGCAGTCTCTCGCAGTATTTGGAGTTGCCCGCCGTCCAGACGCTGATGAATTACGTTAGCGGCTATCGCGACGAGGCTGTTGAGCAGGCCAAGAAACTGGGCTTGCCGCTAGAGGAGTTCCGTTCTCGCACGGGAGGCGACTGGTTCCCGCGTCAGCAGCTGGCGTTTGACAAGCCGCAACTCCCCCAATGGCCCGAAGGAACCGTACCGCCGGAACGCCTCAAGAGACAACAGACGCGCGGCTCTAAGCCGATAGCGTTCGATGACAATCTATCGCGCGGGCGAGATGAAGCGTACGACGTGATGGGGCAGACAGACACGCTCAACCGCATGTCCTTGGACGCTGACTTGCAGCAGGCACTGCGAGGTGCCAAGAACGAGGATGTCCGCGGCATCTTGGAGCGATGGTTTGCCGACCCGCAGAACAACGCGCCGCCGCGGATGCGTGACGCCTCGCTGGATGACTTCATTCAGCGCGAGGACGGGAGCGTTGATTGGTCCCAAGCGTCTGGCCCAAGCAATGACCTGTACGGTTGGATGGATTCCATGGACGAGGAGGGGAACTATCTCTACAAAGCCCCTCCACTTCCTGCCAACCACCCGCTGAACCAGCAGGCCCAGTCGTTACGCGAACAACTGCAAGCTGTCCCGCACGGCAGTAACGACCCGAATCTTTTATCATCGTTGCGTGCGCAGCTTAGTGCCGTATCCGAGCAGATCCCGTTGGCTGAACGCGAGGTGTGGAGAGACAAGCTGCACACACGGCTGGCCGATTTTGTGCGCGGCATGGATCCGCAACACGCGGCTACCGGCCTGCCTGTCTTTGGGCAGAACTCCTTCAACGAGCTTTCTCGCTACGTGCTTGGCCGGGGCAGGACCGAAGTCAACGCCCAAGAGATGCTGAAGATCCTGAAGCGACAGGCCGAGAACACGGCAGCTGATGCGGTGACCGGCGGCGTCAACTACACCGCAGCCGATGCCCTGAAAGCACTCGGCATGACCGGCGAAACCGCCCCCGACGTTCTGCGCGAGACGCTTGGCGTCAACAGCCTGGATGACATCAGCTTCAACAAGAAGTACATCGATGACTGGTCGAAGACGCTAGAGCGCGGGCGCACTCCGCCAGAGTTGTCGCCGGCATTGGAAGCGTACGACAACTACACCAAGCGTTTTAAGGCACTGGCACTTCTTTGGCCGTCGCGGTACTCGCGCGATGCGTATTCTGGCGCGTTCTCTGCCGCCACCAAAAAGGCGTTCCGCCTATCCGACTGGCTGACTGGCACCCAGATCAACAACGGCGACTACGCTGGCCTGCTTCGCAAGATCAAAGACCTTCCCCGCTACCGCGATCTGCCGACCGACGATGCCAAGCTGCGGCAGTATCTGATCGAACAGGGTGCAGAAGGACTTGGCACCTCCACGGCGAACGACGAACTTCTGTCCGGTGCGGGCAACGCCGGGCTGCGAGGCATGTATCCGGGCGCCGTCGCCCCAGACACCGAATCGCTACTGGATCGCGCCAAGCGTGCGACTTGGAGAGACTGGCTGAATCCGTTCTCCATCTCAACGGCCAGCGGCAACACCAACCCCATCCTTGAGGCCGGCGATCGGGCGGCTCAGCTCACTGACGCTGGCAATCGTCATGGCTCATACCTGACGCTCATCCGCAAAGGCTACGCCCCAAACGAAGCTGCACGCATCGCCAACCTGACCCAGGTGGACTACCGCCCCGAGGCTTTTACGAACTTTGAGCGCGACGTTCTGAAGCGCGCGTTTCCGTTCTATTCATACACCAAGGGTATCACGCCGCTCATTGCGGACCAGCTTGCCACCAATCCAGCCGGGATGATGGGGCAGTCAATTCGGGCGCTGAACCGCGGAGGGCAGGCGACCGAGCAGAACTTTACGCCGGAACACATGCGGAAGAAGGCGAGCATCCCGTGGCCATCAGACCTTCCTTTCTTTGGGCTGCCAGCAGACTCGCCGCTACGACGTTACCTGTCCAACATCGATTTGTTTTACGCCGGACCCGTCAATCTAGTTTCTTCTGGCACTGGCAACAGCTTGCTGGACAAGGCAGGTAGCGGTATTAAGAACACGTTGCTCAATGTGCTGGGCCAGAGCAACCCGCTCATCAAAGGCCCGCTGGAAGTCCTGACCAACAGACAGTTCTATTCCGGCCGAGAGATGTCCGACTTGTACTCCATGCTGGAACAACCCCTGGCGCCAGCGGGATTGGGCCAAGTTGGCCGATTGGCGGAGCAGGCTATCTCCAACGCTCCCGGCGGCTCGCGCCTGCTGGGTGTCGCGCGGCAGCTGCTGGATGACCGGATCCCCAATTTTGTAGACCGCCTGCCCAAGGTGTTCTTCAACGCTGGAACCGGCCTGACCTTTGAGGACATCGACCAAGAGAGAACCAAGCAGCAGGCGGCGCGCCAGATGCTCAACAAGATGCTTGAGTCCACCCCCGGTGTCCGCACGTACGAAAACGTCACCGTCCCCGACGAAGTCCTGCGCTCCATGCCCAAGCAGCAGAGGGACATGTACCTGCTCTACAAGATCGTCCAGTCCGAAGCCGCCAAGCGGGCACGGGATAAGAAGAAGGCGCAGGCAGGCATGGACCCGATGCAGATGCTAGGTCTGCCCAGCCAGTTCTAGGCTAGGCACAGCCCGCTTCAGATCCGACAGAATCACGGGATCTAGGTAGTGCCTTTTCATGCCTGGGGTCAAATGACCTAAGTGTCCTGTGGCGTCCATTCCCGCTAATTGGGCGTAAGTTGCACTGCTTCTACGCAGGTATTTGCCTGACCCCGTCAGACCTGCACGTTTGACAAGTGCGCGCATGGCCACTATGATCCGGCTCCTTCCGACCAGTCCCCCGAAAATCTTCGGGCCGCGACGGGGCAGGGAGCGAATGGATTCCAAGGCATTTGCGTCAAGGACGACGACATGTTGCTGGCGAGTTTTCTGCAGAACCGTAGCCAAGCGATCCCCGCGAAGGGAATCGTAGGTAATGGCCAGCAGATCCCCCAGCCGCAGGCCGCTGCTGTAGCCGACCAGAATCCACGCGGGAAGCAGGATTCGGTGTGGGCAATGGAGCGTACCCCCCGGCATCTCCGCGGCTACCGCAAGCAGGTGGCGCATCTCGTCATGGGTCCAAGCGCGGACCATCGGCAAGGTGTGCTTGACACGGCGGATCGGCCGTGTACAATCGTCCACCACAAGGCCGTCTCGGAGGGCGGCTCGTCGCAGGGTGCTAAGCATCCGGCGATGGTTGTTCACCGTGGAGGCGGCGAGATGACCAAGGGCATTCGTCAGGTACGCATCGATGTTGCTGACGGTCAAGTCGGCCACCCCCCAAGGGAGCCGCTTGGTCAGCACAATGAGTTGCTCCCGGTAGCCGGGAGAAGCCCCCGATTGGAGGGCGTAAGCCTCCGCGAACTCTCTGAGAGTCATGTTGTTTTCGGCAAGTTTGTGGATCTGGTTGAGGGGGGTGAGACTACCCCCACTTTTGGATCCAGCAAGTCCCCTGCTATACTCGGCTCGCATATGGCACCCCTAGCTCAATTGGATAGAGTCGGTCGCTGCAGCCCCCCGCGTGGGTGGCTCGCCCGAATTGTAGGGGGGGCGGTCCTAGCTTCGCTAGTCCTCCTCATTTTTCTGCATGGCGTGGGCACTCTGCTCACCCTTCTCGCACTCGGACAGTTGGGCCGGGCGGCGGTTCTGTTCCGCCGTTGTCTTCGGAGGGATTCGGTTCGCCCCACGGAGGGGGCTTCTTACTAGGAGGTGTACAGATGACTAGTTTGCCACGGAAGGTTGTGGGCATGAGCAATGCCGACTACCACTCTCAGAACGATTTTCTTGGCCGGTCCTACCTGCACTCTGTCGCCAAGTACGGCGGCGAGGCGCAGCGGTGGATGGATCAAGGCTACTCCCTCTTTGGGGGGAACGCCGGAACCCGCACGGGCAGCAAGTTTGACACCATCGTCACGGCTGTCTGTGAGGGAAAGAAGTTGAGTGATGTTCTCGCCATCCCTCCCGCCGAGGTGCTGGCCAGCAACGGCCACCGCCGGGGGAAAGCCTACGACGAGTGGAAGTCGCAGGCCGAGGCCAAGGGGTTGATCGACTGCAACGCGGAAGAGGGATGGCAGCTGGAGGTGATGCTGACGCATCTCCTTGAGAACCCTGCCGCCAAGGCTCTGGTGGAGCAGACCACTGAGACTCAGGTGTCGGTGTTCTTTGAACTGAACGGCCACCGCTGCAAGGTGCGACCGGACGGCTGCACCCCGACGTTGTGGTGGGATCTGAAGACCACCTCGTCCACCTGGGACAAGGTCTACCGCAGTGCGATGGACTTCGGGTACGCGGAGCAGGAATGGCTTTACTGCCAAGGTGCCAAGGCTGTGGGCCTGCCGCACTTCCGCATGCCGTTCGTCTTCGTCCAGACGATGGCTCCGTACGGTGTCCACGTTTTCTATCTGCCGACAGAGATCGTTGAGGAGGCGGGCCTGCGTATGACCCGCGTGATGGAGGAGGTTCGTCTGAGGCGGGAGACGGGGGTCTATGAGTCCGCAGATGCGGGCGAGATCACGGAGCTTCAGTTCCCGAATTGGGCGAACAAGAAGGAGGAGGAGGTGGTGACTGTATGACTGACAACAACAACATCCTGGGACCGTCATCGTCGCCCGACACCAGCGAGCTAACCAAGGCGCTGGCAAAGGCACAGGCGGAGTACAAGCACGTCGAACTGGACGCCGCGAACCCGCATTTCAAAAGCCGGTTCTCGTCCTACGCGACTTGCTGTGATTCGTTGCGTGGCCCGCTGACAAAGAACGGCCTTGCCCTGCCGGACTTCCGGCCCGGCTTGGTCGGCACTCAGTGGGTGCTGGTCGGCACGTTGCGTCACTCCAGCGGTCAGTACATCACGGGGATTGCCCCGCTGGTGAACGGCAAGGGTGACATGCAGGGGTTCGGATCGGCGGTGACTTACGCCAAGCGAACCCTGCTGATGAGCCTGACCGGCGGGTTCAGTGGTGAGCCCGATGACGATGGCGAGGACACCCGCGTGCAGGCCACCAGTCGGCCGGCACCGGCGAACTCCGCTGCAGGGCTGCAGCGCGAGCAGGCATGGAAGTCGAAGATCGCTGAAGCGGCCGACGAGGCTGCGGCGAGGAAGGTGATGTCTGAGGTTGAGTTGCGTCTTCGCGAGAAGGCCATCGACCGCAGCGTGTTCGATAGGTGCAAGGCGGAATTCGTCCGCCACTGGCAGAAGGAGGCCGTTGCTCATGGCTAGTTCGTTTAACAAGTTCATCGGTGTTGGCAACCTCACCCGAGACGCTGAGTCTCGCATGGTTGGCGAGTCGGAAGTTGCCCGGTATGCGGTCGCCATCAACGGCCGCAAGCGCAAGGACGGCAGTCAGGATGTGATGTTCCTGGACTGCGACCACTGGCGTGTCGGCAATGTGCTGAGCTACCTCACCCGCGGCACCACGGTGCTGGTGGAAGGTGAGCTTGAGCAGCAGCACTGGGAGAAAGACGGCCAGAAGCGGTCGAAGGTTGTCCTTCAGGTTCAGCGTGTCCAGCTGCTTGGCGGCAAGCGGCAGGAGGCGCAGGCGGAGGAAGAAGAGTTCGCTGAGTTCCGTTGATTGCTGGCGCGGTTACACGCGCCGCCCGGGGTTGAGGGCCGGACCCTCCGACCGGCCCTCCCCCGGGCTTCTTTCAAAACAAGGATGTTTTCATGCTCAGACTGCGCGACTACCAAACGGAAGTGATCGAATCGCTGCTGGATGCAATGCGCCGCGGTGTGAAGTCCACGCTCGTTGGCCTGTTCACCGGCGCCGGCAAGACTGTGATCTTCACTGCACTCGCGGATCGCATCGAAGGACGCACGCTGATCATTGCCCCGATGCGTGAGCTTGTCTGGCAGGCCGCTGACAAGGTTCGTCAGGTCACCGACTCTGACCCTGACATTGAGATGGCCGATTACGTTGCCGAGCGCGACTACTGGCCGGCAAAGGTGGTGGTCGCCAGCAAGCAGACGCTCTTGTCTAGCCGCCAGGGCGAGAAGCGATACAAGCGATTCAACGGGTTCTCGCTCGTCATCGTAGACGAGGCGCACATGCAGTGCAGCGAGCCTGTCATAGAGATGTTGAAGTTCTTCCAAGACCAAGGAGCAATGGTCGCAGGATTCACGGCCACGCCGTTTCGGATGGACGGCAAGCCCATGCTAAGGAGTGACGCATGCAGTTCTATCAAGAGTCAGTCTGTAACTACGACCTCCAGTGGGCCATCGCCAACGGCTGGGCAGTGCCGCCTGTTTGCAAGCTGAGCCGGGTGGAGTCGCTGGATCTAAGCAAGGTCAACATTGTCGGCGGCGACTTCAACCAGACGAAGCTCGCAGCGGAACTGAACAAGGAAGCCAACTTGCACCGCGCCTGCATGATCACCGCTGAAGAGATGGAGGGACAGACCGTCCTCTTCACCGGCAGCGTGTTCGCAGCCAAGGGTGCGACTGAGTACCTGACCAGGAACTACGGGATCCCCGCCGTCTGTGTCTGGGGCACCATGCCCGATGAGGAGAGAGCCGATGCACTCGCAGCCTTTAAGTCCCGACAAGCCAGGGTCTTGGTCAATTGCCAAGTGGTTGCCGTGGGCTTCGACTACCCACCCACAGCAACCCTCATCCTTGCCAGACCCACCCGCTCCCGATCCTTCTGGCTTCAGTGCGTTGGCCGAGCCACTCGCCCTCTCCCCGGTGTCGTTGACGGCGAGGGTCTTCTCACACCTGCCGACAGAATTACTGCGATCCAGCGTTCGGATAAGCCTCATTTCAAAATTGTTGACTGCACAGCAGGAACTCTGGATCACACAGTCATCACAAGTGTGGACATGTTCTGCACCAGCGAAGACGAGGAAGTCAAAGAAGCGGTGCGTAAAGCAGCGGCGCAGTCTCCACTCTCGCAGGAAGAGATAGATGCCTTGGCTGCGGCAGAGGCGCAGAAGAAGGCAGAGAAGATCGCCAGCGCCAAGCTCATCGAAGAGATGCGCCGCAACACGCACGGCCGGGGAGAGGGCCGGATCCACGGGCGAGACGTTGACATCACATGGAAGGGCGTCCGTTCAGTCGGAACTTACAACAACCCCCTGAAGGGGAAGTACGCCGGATTCAAACTCAGTGAGTTGCCCGATCACTACGTGCAGTGGGCGGCTCACAACGACAAGTTGAATGGCTGGATCAAGTCAATGTTCAGGAAGGAACTGGGGAGGAGACATGGCAGAGAAGAACGATTTGTTAGTCGATGAGACGGTGTCGGAGATTCTTTGGAGGTTCGATGTCACGCATGCGTTCCCACCGGAGCATGCTTTTCAACAAGGAGGTTCGGATGTTGTTCGCAAAGTTGGTTTCTGGAGGCGAGTGTGGGCTTTCCTCAACGCACCCATTAGCTTTCGCCGGTCAGCTGTGGCACCGGGTAATCGTCAACCAGGAGCAGGTGGCCCGGGTGGCCAAGCAACTGGGGCTTGAGCCCGAGGTCTGCCGTGGCGTGGTGCGGATCCTGAAGTCTGTCGGAGGGGTGCCAAGCCAAGAGAGACTGGCCGTCATCTGCCAGCTGGACCCGGGCTACAACGACAAGGATGTCGGTGAGGTGTTTGGCCGGACGGCGGAATGGTCAGCAAGCGTGCGGCGTGACGCCTCGCTGATCCGGCAGGCCGAGCCCATCCTTCCACAGCTGGAGTGGTACGACGAGGGGCTCAAGCCGTTTGACCCCACGCCGTCTGAGATCCTGCAGCGTGCCTTGGAGGTTCGCAGCTACCGGGGGATGGACCGTCAGCCATCGCCAGGGATTCGCGCTTACACATGGAGGGGCCGTGTTTCATCGTTCTTTTCAATCAGCGTTGAATAGTGGGCACCGGGCCGAGCGGGCGTGGGTCGATGACCTGCGCTCCGCCGGCCGGTCGGCGGCACATGGCCGGAAGCTGGTGATAAAGGGGCACAACAAAAACAAGGATCACTGCGAGACTCCCGACGCAGTTGTCCTGTTGAGCCTGGAGATCAAGGAGCGATCCATCTCGTTCACTTGCCCGGAAGACTATCCCTATGAGACGGTCTTCGTAGATGACATGCACGGCCTGGCAAAGGAAACGCTGAAACATTTCGCCTACATCTACAAGAGTAAGCCCACCGGCAAGTGGGTCTGGATCACACCCTTAGATCGCGACGATCAGTGGACAGAGCAGGTGGTGTTTGACCGTGGTCGAAAGCATGACGTTCCCATGTTAGTAGCGCCAAAAAGTTGCTTGCGTTCGGCGGACGAATTGACCAAACTTCTTTACCCACATCAGCTGCTGGAGTTCGTAGACGGTGACACAGGAATCTTTATCTCAGGAGGAGGCGAAAGTGAAGCAGTTAATAAAACGGATCCAGCTGCTAGAGGCCGAGGTCGCAAGGCTCCAGGCAAAGCTGATCGGAATGTGGGGTGAAGCATGAGCTTTCTCCTGTTCTCCAGACCCCAGCGGCTCTACGAAAACATCCTTACGTTCCGCACGCTCAGCACCAACATTCGCACATGGGTGGAGCGAGACAGGCGTGGCCCAAATGACCAAGAGGACTTTGTTACTATCAACGCCTATGTGCAGGCTAACCGGCAGGTGATTGATAGCCAAGCGATGATTGACACAGCTGAGATGCTGACCAAGCAGTTCCCAAGAATCTGTGCCGTGGAAGTAATGAACGGCAGTCGTACTAACGGTGTTATTATTTACCCGAGGTGGACATGACTATTACCTGCCAGCTTACCGCACCAGACCTCACGTTGATTCTCAGTGCGCTTGAGTTCTTGTCCGACGCTAACGTCGAAATGATGGAAGATTTTGAAGACGATCATCCCGACTACCTTGGCCTCTGTGCTGAAGAGGCGACCGTCCGGCGCATCATCGGATATTTACAAACCGTCGAAGACATTTGCCGAGGCCAGTGTCGCCCATTGTTCAGTGACAACTGATGACCCTGCCTTACGAACGATACCGAGCGGTTCGCATCACGCGGGAGTTCCTGTCTGACCTATTGGACTCAGCCAAGACCCCGCGCGTGCCCCGCTCTGTAAGACAAACTGCTGCGAGATGTCTCAGACATTTCCCTGCAGAGCATGACATGGAGCGTGCAGCTGGGGCTTGCCCAGACACGTTCTCTACTGAGTGGCCGACATGGGATCGGCCTTGACCCCTGTTACGAAAGGATTCGTATGCGTTACTTTGTGTTGCTTGCCCTGCTCTTGACTGCCGCTACCGCCCACGCTGACGGCAGCTACCGTACGCGGACGGTCACCGTCTACCGCTCCGCCCAAGCCGATGCGGATGAGATGGCCCGCACCGGCATCCTCCGACACCGAGGTGGCCAGGGCTACGAGGGGATCGGCTTCTCCACGGTCAGCGGGGACGCCGCCTGCCGTGCATCATGCTACTGGGGCCAGCGAAAGGTGAAGGAAGTTGCCGTGTCCCGCGGCTCGCGCGGCTGGTTCGCTTGCGTCCGCTACTGGTGATACCTAGCCACCCGGCAGGACGGCAGCGGACTGATAAACCGTGTCGCCCACACCTGCCGGGTGGCTTTCCACTTTCTGGATCCGAAACATGACTAAGCGAGACGCACAAGCGCGAGAGTACGCGGCAGAGTCTGCTGGCGAACGGACCTCGCGCAGCCTGACACTCACCGACGATGAGCGAGAGGCGATTAAGACGGCGGTGGGGGCCATGTGTATATGGATGACAGACAACAACGTCACGGAAGACGAGTCGATGCGGCGGGCGGTCCTTGCGATACGCGACCTGCTGAAGAGAACCAAATGACTGAACGCCAGATGCACACTCTGTTCTATCTAGGCTGCGCCGCGATGCTGGCCTATGTCCTATGGGAGCGACTGGCATGAGCGACATCGTTGACCGGCTGCGAGAAGCCTCGCGCTACGCACTGATGGACGCGGCCAGGGGGCTGGTGGTGGAGGCAGCGGATGAGATCGAACGGCTGCGAGAGGGGCGGAGGCTGGACGGCGAGTCCATTGGCGTATTGGTTGGCGAATGCCAAGCCATGCTGGGGCGTGCCATTGACGGCCAGGAGTGGTCAGAAAAATCTGCCGCACTGCTTTGGAAAATCCAAGTTCAATCGAATATCATCGCGCGACTGAAGGCCGCACTGGAGAAGCGATGAGCGGAACACTAATCATAGTGACTGGTGTGATCTACTTGTATGTGTCCATTGAGCAGGCACTGCACGGAAACGTAGGCATGGCAATCACTTACGGTGCATATTCCGTAGCGAACGCTGGACTCTGGATGATGGCTAGTAAATAACTCTGCACACATAGCCCCGGATGGGCACACGGCCTGAAGATCGGCCCCCCGCCGACATGCCCATGGAATGGGTGATACAAGAGGGGGCAGCTTGCGGAATAACCCCGGCGCGCTGCCGACTCCACCCGGGACAGTAAAGGCACTAGGTGCTGATCCGCACGGGGCGTAGGACGCAAGGCCGTGAACCCCGAAAACAACACGCACGCCCGCTCCCTGCAACCCGGCTCCGCCGTTTGAAGGGCTAGCGACTTCCCGATTCTGGGGAGTCGCTATGCACCCCCACCACCGTTTGAAGGTGTGGCGCGATGCGGTGTAAGTTAGTACACTACCGCCCATGAATAAGACTGAGCAGGCCGCGCTACTGGAGTGGATTGAGTTACATCGCTGCTGCGCCGTGTGCTGGTGGCCTGAGAGTGATGGTCGCCGCCGCTTGGAGGTGCATCACATCATCGGTGGGGCTGGTCGCAAGCATGACATCAGACAGTACCTGCGCCTCTGCTCCCGATGCCACGGGGTGTACCACAGCGGAAAGATTTTCAGTGGACAGCCTGACCTGAACAAAGCTACACTTCTAGGCGTTAAGCAAGAGTGCGACCCGGATAACTATGACCCTGTGTTTCTTGCATCGCTCAAGCACAAGAAACATTTGGGCTACGACCCGGAACCGCTGCCGGATTACTACCTCCAAGAACGCCAGCGAAACCTCACCTCATGGACGGCGCGATCACCATGATCACAGGCACCATGCTCCGCACGGCGAGCTACACGTTCCTGCTGTATTGGGAACCGATGGGCGCGAACACCGACCTCAACATGGGCGGGCGTGTCGGTCGCTGGCTCAGCCAGAACGAGAAGGCCATCGACAAACTGAAGTGCGGGATGGATGCCATAAAGCTACTGGCAGAACAGTTCCCCAGCCTCACGCTGGTTGAGGCCCGCCATTCCAACGGCCTGCTCGCGAGGTATCAGAAATGAACTCACGTTCCAAAGGTTGCCGCGGGGAACTGGAAGCCTCCAAAGTTTGGGCGCATGTCATGGGCGGGAAGGCGCGCCGGGGCCAGCAATTTGCCGGGGGAAACGACTCGCCGGACGTGGTCAGCGACTACCCGGGCATTCACCTAGAGGTGAAGCGATGCGAGCGCGGTAACCCGTATGACTGGGTGTACCAAGCGACCCGAGACGCCAAGGGTAAATGCCCTGTTGTCTTGCACCGCCGAAACAACCAGCCCTGGCTTCTGATCATGGAGTTGACCGATGCCCCGAGATTCCTGCTGGAGGCGCAAGCTGGCCCGCAAGCTGAAGGTGTGGGCGGAGGAGCGGTTCCCCTGCACGTTCCCGGTGAGGGTGTGCGTCCGGCCGGCGGCGGGAATGCCGGAACACCTGGGGTATTTCGCACTGAGCGACGATGCCGACCGCGGGGTGATCGCCCTGCGCGACAGCCTAGATCGGGACGCACTGGTTGAGACTTTCGCGGAGGAGTGGGCGCACGCCCGCACTGCATTTCTGTGTGACGAGGAGGAACTAGACAACGATGACCCCTACCACCATCCAAGTTTCTGGGCCGAGTTCGGCCGAATCGTTAAGGCTTGCCGAGAGCGCACTTGGTGAGGCCCTGGCCCTCTCCCCCGACGATCCCTACCTACCCATCTGCGTTGAGCTATGGCGCCTCCTGAGCAGGAAGCGGGGGTACTACGGGTGTGCGGAGGAAAGCCCCTTAGAGAACGCGCTAGGCGTTGCAGAGGACGGCATCGAACCGTGGGTTTACCAGCTTGCCAGGATCGGGGAGAAGTGCCGCCGCCTCCGGGGGATGATCGGGTCTGACAGGACACTAGCTATTAGAGAAACGCTGGCCGACATCGCGGGCCATGCCATTGTGGCAATCGCAATCAATGACAACGTGGGAGAGGATCATGCTCAACGTGAAGGTAATTAAGTTCCTGCTGGCCAACCAGGCTGCGCTCCTGCAGGTGGTTGCCATTGCCAAGTCTTGGCGCAAAGACCTGCCCTACGTGGAGCAGTGGGCGCTGGTCGATTCGATTGCCCGCGTGCTGATCCCGATCCTGGAAGCGCAGGCCGTGTCGCCCAAGGCACTGTCGAAGCACCGCTTCCATGATGAGGACTTTGAAGAGACTGACTACGAAGCCCTGGCCTTCAGCACTGGCGTGGAGTTTGCCGCTCTCGGCATCGACTGGAAGTTGCTGATCGATGTGATCATCCCCATTATTATTTCGATCCTCAAGGCACTTGCCGCTGGCAAAGAAGAGTGAGCGGGTTCGTCCATCTCCCACCCTACCGGGTCAACCTAGACGCCCCTCGCGCTCTCCAGCATGGTGTTGACTGGGGTGTCTGTTCCTACGGGATCCCCTCTCTGTGGCAGAAGTCACAGGGCGAAGGCGTGACGGTGGCGGTGATCGACAGTGGCGTGGCCAAGCACCCTGCCCTGGACGATGCGGTGGTTGACTACCGCAACTTCACCAGCGACTCCGATGCCCATGACACGCTCGGTCATGGCACGCATGTGAGTGGGATCATCGCCGCCCGCAGCGGGCTGGCCAAAGGGATTGCCCCCGCCTCCAAGATCCTGTCGCTGAAGGTCTTGGGGCACAGCGGCATGGGAAGCAACGAGTGGGTGGCGCAGGCCGTGCGTCACGCCATCGAAGCCAAGGTGCAGATCATCTCCATGTCCTTGGGGTCTAGCCGCACGGACGATGGGGTGCATACCGCCCTGCGAGAAGCGTACGCCGCCGGCATTGTGGTGGTCTGTGCTGCAGGAAACGACGGTGGCTCGGTCAACTACCCTGCTGCCTACCAAGAAACGGTGGCCGTTGGCGCGGTCGATAGCCACGGCAATGCCTGTGAGTTCTCCAGCCGCGGGAAGGAGATCGCGGTCGCAGCACCAGGGCAGGACATCACCAGCACATGGCTGGCCAATGGCTATGCCACCGTGAGCGGTACAAGCATGGCCGCGCCGTTCGTCTCCGGTGTGCTGGCCTTGTACATCAGCGCACAGCACAAGCTGGATCGCGCCGTCAACCATGCCGATGTGATGAAGGCACTGTCCACCACCTGCAAGGACGTTGGCGAGCAAGGCCATGACAACGTCTACGGCTGGGGCTTGGTCGATCCGCACAAGCTGCTGAACTTCACCATGCAGGCGAACATCGGCGGCGTCACAATCTTCATCCCCGGAGCCAAGATCCTATGACCACAGTTCAGATCCTCGCCCTCGTCGCCGTGCTGGTTGCCGTAGTCCTGACCTACCTGCCCCTCCACACCCTGAAGCTGCCGGCCGGCAAGCCGTCTGTGCTGAAGCAGATCGAAGCGGTTGTCGCCATCCGCGACTCGCGCACCGACGAGCCAGTGGTTACTGCATGCAACACCCTCCTCGCTGCCCTGCTCCAGGTGAAGCCATGAAGCATCTGCCCGTGATCATAGCGGTGGTGGTAGCGGCGCTGGCCTTTGTGCCCGCCGCCAAGAAAGCGGACGGCCCGGTCGCAGCTGCGATGGCAAGTGCCAGCCGATCTGACCGCGCCCACCTGAAGGGGATCTACCTGTCGCTGGCCGATGTCACTGAGAAGGACAACGGCAAACTCATCAGCACCGTAGGCATGTGGCGACAGCTGCATATCAACACGCTGAAGCTGGCCGCTGCTGACATGCGTGGCAAGTACGCCGGCCTGGACTTGGCGGTTGAGAAGGTGATGGCCGACAGCTTTCCCTTGGATGATGTGGCCATGAGCGCACCGCTAGTTGCCAAGATCGTTGCCGCATGCAAGGAGGTCGCGAAGCAGAGTGAGTGACTTCGTTCCGCTCAAGGCGTACGACGATGGTCTGCAGGGCTGGATCAACAGCGCCCGCGAGCGCGTCCTGTGGCAGGAGTCCCAGCCCCGGCCGATCTACTCTGAGCCGAATAGCATGGGGTCAGGCGACGGCAAGCGTGCCCTGCTGTGGCAGTACGTTCGCAAGCTGGACCCGCTGGCCTTCACTGAAGTTCAGACCGTAGGAGACTGCGTAGCACACGGCAGTCGGAACGCCCGGGATTGCACGCGCGCGGTCCAAGTTCTCCTAGAGCAGCGGCCAGAGTCTTTCATCTTGCGCGGTGCAACGGAGCCCACCTACGGGGCGCGTGGTCATAGCGGCGAGGGAATGGTCCCCGCAAGGGCATCGACCTTTGAGCGTGATGTGGGCTTCTTGATCCGTAAGAAGTATGACCCCGTTGATCTTTCAAAATACAACGGCTCACTGGGCGCCAAGTGGGGATCGACCGGCGTGCCCAGCGATGTGGCTGACCTGTGCAGGCAGCAGAAGGTCGGCATCATCCGACAGATCACCACCGTGCGCGATGCGATGGACGCACTGGCCAACGGGTACGGCATTCACTCTGGTCAGTACGCCAAGTGGGCGGGCTCACCCAACGCACAGAACATCCACCCTCGTCAGGCTGGCGGGTGGAACCATGACATGGCTACGGTGGGTTTCGATGACACCAAAGAGTTCTGGCCGTTCACAGTTTTCTTCACCCAGAATTCTTGGGGTGGGTGGAACCAGCCGGTGAAGGACTGGCCCGCGTCCTACCCTGAACAGGTGCCCGGCATGATCGTCACCAAGGCGGATGACTGGGCTGTGTGTGTCACTGATGGTGATGCCTGGGCCTACGGAAACGTGGATGGATTCCCCCCTCAAAAGCTGCCCGACTACGGCGCAGTAGGACTGCTGCAGACATGATCAGTCTCATCTTCTCGCTGCTCTTTCCAGTCCCCACATTCCCTGAAAGGGTAGCGGTTGAGGCGGCGTACGTTGTCACCACCTACACCGCACCCAAGTCCAAGTGCTGCGGCGCCTGCAAGAACGGGAAGATCACGCACGGGGATGGGCATGTGACCGACTGCCCCTGCCCTGCCGACTGCAAGTGCCGCACTAAGAAGGACTGCAAGACATGCTTGCCAATCAAATAGCACAGCGCTGCGCCCAAGAGACGGGCGCCGGCCGCATATCCAGGCACAGCGAAGAGGTCGCGCTGATCGCAATCGCCACGGCCAACCCCGACCGGCGCGCTTGGAAGCAGCAGATCCGCAGTGAGTTCCGTGCCCGCCACCCTGAGTGCGGGTCGGTCCTTCTGATGATCCTTCTGCCCGTCATCATCAACCTCATCAGTGCATGGCTAGCCAAATGGATTTTCAGCGAACACCCCGCAAGCCTGGATCATCTGAAGATGGAAGCGAATACCGCTTTGAAGTTATAGCCCGGTACGACGGGCACACTCACATGTATACGTACCCCGAAAGCGAAACCTCCAAGGCCACACGCATGATCAAGCTGCATGTGGAAGAAGGGCAGCTGCATCCCTATGCGGGACTCATGTTGATCTCAATGGTGCGAGGGGTAGATGTCTCCTGAAACTGAACTGTGGATGCTCGGCATATCGGTTGCCGCAGCCGTCATCCCGTGGGCTTTCAGCCTGCATGCCAAGGTCGCGGTCATCGCCAATAGCGTGGAGAGTTTGCCCCGCATGCTGGACGAACTGCGACAGACGATAGAGGAACATGAGGTTCGTCTCAATCAGCATGACAAAAAGATTGAAGCTCTCGGCCAAGCGTCAGTCGCTGGTCGTTGAGTACATGCCGCTAGCAGAAATGCTGGCCAAGTATTTCCTGCAGAACCGCCCGCACTGGCAGCGAGGCGTGCTAGTAGCAGACCTGCAGAGCGAAGGCTACCTCGCCATCTGCAAAGCGGCTCGCACCTATGATCCCAAGCGACTGCCCTACCCAAAGGCGTACTTCGCACGGGCCTGCCTCAATGCGATGTACAAGCAGATCAAGAAGTTGAGCCGTCAGCCTGGCGACATACGCATCACGCTGGAAGAGGCGGCCGACCTGCTGCCAGAGTTCGACCATTTGGATCACATCAGACTGGCGATAGCCGATCTCCCAGAGTGGGAGCAAGAGCTAGCCACTGACAGGTTCATCCACGGCAGGACACTCAGAGCGCTGGCTGAGTCGCATGAAATTTCGCTTCGCGCTGCTGCTCGGCGGTCCACTGCTCTGGCGAAAGTCTTGGCGGAATCCTTGGGTATCCAGCTACCGCAGCCCGGTGCAGATTCCTTGTGTCAGTCAGGCCATAGTAGCCCCTGACACCCTTGTGATTGGGCGGCTTGCGAAGTTCCTTCTTGCATAGGTGCAGGCAGATGGCGGAGAAGGACTTCCCCTCCTCGCGCATGTCCACAACCAGACTGCCGATGTCACGCTCCGGTTGGTAGGGAACGAACGCCTTGTTCTTCACCACCCAACCAAGCGGTCGCAGCTTACCGCGTGGTCGGAAGTGGGCGTTGAGATAGGAATGGATCTCACGCTGTCGCTGCCCGGAAATCTGACTGCTGTACTGGGCGAACGCGGACATGGTGTTGTAGCTCAACTCGCCTTGGATCGTCATCACATCCAGGCTGTTGTCCAAGAACTTCAGCTGAACGCCAAGCTCTTTGCACTGAGCCAAGGTCTGCGCCGCATCCAGCACCGACCTGAACACACGGTCGAAGGTGCAGAACACCACCACATCGCCGGCCTTCAGCTTGTCCCATAGCACCCTGCCCTGCCGGCGCTTGTGCAAGGGGATCTTGTACGCCGACTGATCCTCGTCAACGAACACCTCCCCAAACTCCAAGCCCGACTGCTCAGCGTACGCACGCAGCCGGATAGCCTGGGCATCAGCTGAGTTCTCTTGCTTGTCCGTAGACACACGGGCATATCCGTACAGCATGGTCAGTCCCCCTTCTTGGCTCTGCGGTTCTGCACATCGGCTTGCTGCTGCGCCCACCCAAACGGTGCGTTGCCATCCCACACGCAATCCAGTTCACCGGCTGGGTTTACCAGCCCCTGCACCTGTCGATCCCAGTTGCTATCGAACACCTCAACAGCAACCCACTTCCCTGTCGCGGGAAACTGTCGCTTCCTGACAGTGTCTGGTATGCGCATGGTCAGCTACTCCCTGAAGTCCACCACAACAGCAGCAGAACGCCCGTGCCACCGATCAGAAAGTCCATCGTCTCACTCATAGCGAACATCAGTTGTCCTCCTGTGCCAGCTTGGGGCAAACCTTGTCGATCATCTGAACAATCTTCAGCGCATCCACCATAAAATCCCGGGCAATAACCCAGTCCTCCAGCTTCCCCTCTGGAGTCTGACCCTTGGTGGGGGGTGCGTTCATAAGGTACTGCTGGTCTTCGGAATAATCTTTCACTATCCATCGCAAGTGCCGTAGGTCTTGCTCGTTCAGCGTCAGGGTATGGAACACCATGCCCGACACCAACTTCTTCTTCGCCTTCTTCTTAGCCATCACTCACCTCCTTTGTCTCTATAAAACGGATGCGGCGGCGCAATGCCCGCATTGGCACAACGCAGAATCTCCTTGTACCTACACACGCTCTCGGCCTGCGCCCATCGGACTACTGCCAGCCTGTTCTCTGGAGAGATGTCGGAGGGCAGCATGCCAAGGGGCGTGCGTATATCCCGTATTGCCGTGAAGCAGGCGCGCCCCTCGCATACCAAGACGAAGCCAGTGTCTTTACCGGGCAGCAGGTAACGCTCCAGGATATGCCACGTTCTCCCGGTCGCCGCCTCCTGCACGGCATCATTGCGCCAGTCAGTCATCACTCACCTCCCATTATCTTGAGACACATCTCCTTCAACTGGCCCGCTAACAACATAAGTATAGCAGTCGCCAGAACATGCAGCACGTTCAGTACATCCTTGTACATGTCACCTCCTGTTAAGCGGTCACTCCAAAGTCAACAACCGGCGCGCCTCCTGCATCGCGGGTTACACGGCAGTACACCGTGTGAGTTCCGTTCGACCACAGCGGGATAGCCCCGGCTGGGTAGTCTGCCTTGTGCAGTTCGACAGGGCACGGGCACCACCTCGCCCACCAATCGTCCAGCCCAATGCCGGGATGGCTGTCATCCAGGCTGACGAACTTAGCGAACAACTCCGAACCAATGCCCCGATGGACACGCCGGACACATGCCAGCACATTGCTTGGGTCAGAGTCAGCCTTCGGCCCGTAGTCCTGCAGCCCGTGAACACCGGCAAGAAACTCCTCCACATTGACGATGCTGTTGAGCCTGCCAGCTACGACGATTGAGTCAAAGAACTCCTGCAAAATCTGTGTGTCTGTCATCACTCTTCCTCCGCTAGCCTGGTCACTTCCCGATCCAGAACATCCCACGCACACAGTACGCGGAACAGATGTTTGATCGCTCGCCACTCAGCACCGTACTGCCCCATCTCTGCATACGCATTGGCGATGCAAGTGCAGGAGTATTCCTGCAAACCATCCCGCAACTCAATCAGCTTGTCCATGCTCCTCCTCTGGAAATACTTCTGTCAACAAGAACACTAACCTCTTATGCTCATCCTCATAGCCCCGCTTGTCCGCAACCGACAGCCCATAAGGCTGTGTCTGCGTCAGGTACTCACGCCAGAAGAGTAAGGCGCTCCGCACGGTAGGCAAACAGCCTTCGATCCGTATGGTACGCAGCATCTCAGAGATTTGCGCCCGCACTTCTTCGACTTCAGCCATTAGCATTCCTCCTTCAGGAACTTATTGATCTGCTCGTACACCCTACCCCAGTCACCCTCCTGGTCCCTGAACGGTTCCAACAACCGCTCGGCGCAGACCAGCAGGCGAATGGCAGTCTCTATCTGCTCGTCTTTCCAAGCGTCAATCATAGACATACCTGTCCTCCTTGTTAAGGAACCGTTTCCCACTCCGTAATTGGGAAAGCCTTGTCGCTGCCGTGCAAGTTGTCGCCCGCATCATCCAGTACAGCGATCACCATTAGGTTCTCTCGCTCCACCTCGTACATCGAATCGCGCAAGTCGCGCACGGCCTCGTCCACATCATTGCCGTCAGCTTCGCCGTCGTAGATTTGTCCGTTGTCCAAGTAGTATCCAAGCACCCGGTAGCTAGGCATCCTTGTCTCCCTCATCTAGCCACACCACTGGTTGCCCCTGCTCCTCCGCAGAGTCTTGGATGTAGTCCAATAAGTTGATCAATCCCTCTGCCCAAGCCTCGCCACCATGCAGGAACAACTGCTCTTTCTGCGTGCTTAGTTCCTTCCAGTCGATGCGGTCGAACTCCACAATGAACCGGCTCATCACGCACTCCCTTCTGCCTCGGCAATAGCCTTCTGAACATCCCGCCTCCAGCCACGCAGCTGGTTGGCATCCCGCTCCGAATCGACCTGCGCTTGGGCAAAGTCCAAGGCCATGTCAGCTACCTTCAGCGCAGCCAGCAGATCGGGGGCACTGGCAATGAGGCGAGCGTTCGCATCGGACTCACCGACCACAAACGCTATCCCCTTATGGCCACCATCTGCACGGATCACTGGCCCCACCCATACGCCACGGTGTTCGCCCACACTCCACGGTCCCGGTGTATGTTTCATCACTCACCCCTCCCTTCTGCCTTGTTGATTGCTGCACGGGCTTGGTCTAAGGAAAGTCCCTCTGCCCCATGCCAATCGGGTATGCCGATCCCCTCAAGCTGGTCAATCAGTTCCTTGAGGGCAGCCAGCAAGTCAGGGGCAGCGGCAATAAGCAGAGCGTCTGCTTCAGTCGCCACGGAATAACACACATAGCCGCCGTCGTCCGCCGCGATTGCAATATCGTCAGCATTTCCATCGCACTCCACGGGTGTCCACGGTCCAGGCGTATGCTCACTCATCGAATGCCTCCTCTGGGTAATCGTCGTAGCACCGCAGTCGATCTGCGACCACGGCCTTAATGGCTTCCACAACTGCATTCATTAACGGGCGAGGCACCTGCTTGGTGCCAGAGATCGTCCTCACCTCAATGGCTGGCGGCGCAATGTCCACCACATCAACCTCGTCAGGGTAGCCCGGGTCGCCATTGGGCATGGTGTGAACACCGGGGACCACCACCTGCGCCGACACACCCCATGCGATCTGCCCATCCGGCAAGACCTCGCGGTAAATCAACACGCCGTCGATGTCCACGCACCCCTCGCTGTCATCGCTCTCATCGGTATGCAAGACAGGGGCGATAACCCCCGCCCGGCGCAGCCGATCTCTCGTCATCTCCGCGATCTGCTCGTAGTTCACTGACCACCTCCTCGTTTGATGTATGCAGTGCCGTCGCAAATCTCCACTGCCCCCCGGCCAGCCATCACCACGCGCGGCTGGCTCGTCCGCTCTCTCGTTGCCACCGGCACCTCGCAAGACACGGCGCGCACCATGTGGCACGCACCCTTGTAATGCACGGTCATCACTGGATGCCCACGCCTCTGCGCCTCGGGCTTGTTGTAGTGAAACCAGAACGCTGCTTCCCTGCTCATCTCTCACCCCTTAGAAAGAGTAGTCGTAGTATTCCTTGCGCACGCCGATCATCAGACCCTTGCCGCACTTGCTGCGCCAGCCTCGCTTGGTATGGCGAAAGATGGTGACAGGCGCATGCGGGTTAGGGGTGTACTCATACCGCTGGCATTCGCTCATGCCGTTCTCATCCGTTCGCTTGGCCGCGTCCGCTTGCACATGCACCTGACACGGCGTGACCTTGACAATCGTTCCTGCATGTCGGTCAGTCCATGAACACATCGTCGCCCCCATGCCAACCTCTGGTTCTGGCTGGGCGCTGGTGGTGTACACATGGTTCATCGCGCTGCCGGTTTCAGATCCCAGTCTCATTGCTCACCTCAGATGTAAGAGTGTACAGAATTACACTGCCGCCGGATGTCCCACATAAAAGACCCACCCCTGGGCGGATGGCCTAGCCACCTTGGCGACGGCCACCTTGGCGACAGACTTGCGAGCCGCCACCTTCCTCTGCCGGCGCGGTATACCCCAGCCGCTGACGTTGGCCACGCCTCGCATCCTGAGATGCTTGAGCCGTGAACTGGCTGACGCCACCGTGATGTTTAGATCAGCGGCGGCGGCGGTGAGGGTGCTACCTGCCATCCAGTGACGAGTGATGGTGCGGAGAAAACGATCTTCATTTACCTTGCCCATGATCAACCTCCTTGCTTATGCCGCATTGCGGCGACGAATGAAACCCTTGGCAACCAGAAACGCATGCAGATGCGGGTAGGCTTTCTTGGGAAGCCACTCGCAGAACGCACGGTGTGATGTAGCCTGCGAGATTGACCGGCTCGCAGGTGCGGTGAACTCCACAAGTGCCTGGACGAACTCCAGGTTCTTCATAAACCCAGCCTCGGCCAGCGTGCCTTTGAAGATGCGCACCTCCACGGTGTGGTTATTGGTCACGTTGAGCGCGGTGTAGCGGTCATGCTCTCGCCGCGTGTCCGTGATCTTCTTCTTATGCACCTTGCACCAGTTGCACGGCTTGCGTCCAGCGATCTTGCTGATGAAGTTCACCGCAGCAGGTTCGTTGAGGAAGCACAACATCTTGCCGATCTGCAACTGCGAGAGCGCAGCCTTGGAGATGTGAACGTGCATGCCGCACCGGCCATTCGTCCAGCTAGACAGTGCCCTGCCCGGGGAGTCCTTGAACATCGCACCGAACATGCGTTTGTGAACGGCCATGCTGTCCGGCCGGGTCACAATCTCCACGCCAGCCTCACCCAAACTGCCGTCACGCTTGAGCGTGCAGTAGGTGGCAGGCAGGTGCTGTCTGATGTACTCCGCAGCCTCCTCGGCAGTGTCGTACCCCTCCACCTCCAACTCCACACCGAACCGCAGCTTGTCCGTTGTCTCGGACTTCAGGCGGTTGGCTGTCTTGTCGCTGTACCCGGAGATTAGACTGGCTGGCTCGGCACACTCCGTGCAGTAACCGTCCTCGTCCAGGGTACTCTCGTCGCACCACTGCTGCTCGCCGCAGTTATTGCAAGAGCAGACGTTGTGGTCATAGCACCGCTCGCAGATGGAGTCGCCGTTCGGATCGGTGCAACTGTCTACATCAGAGCATCCGCGACTGCACATGGGGCAGTAGAAGGCATCGTTCTCATGCTCCCAGTGGCTGCCCACCCGAATGCAATCGTCCCGCAGATACCATTCCTCGCGCGTCTCCACATAGCAGATGAGGGCATCGCGCATGTTGTACATGGTGCCATCGACATCGACGCAATCCTCGGCATCATGCCATCGGCCGGCATGATCCTGCACACAAACAGAAAGAGGACGGGTTGCCCCGTCCTCACAAAGGACTTCTTCCTCAGTATTAGCTGTGGTCATACGTTCTCCTCGTCATACTTGTGCATCCGTACCAGATAACGCAAGGCACTCGCGCCGTCGTTGGCGATGTACTCGTCCAGTTCCTCCGCGGAAAACCCAACCTCCAAGCAGTCTTCGTAGTCCCACTGATCGGACTTGCTCAGCGTGTCGTAGTACCGGCTCTCGCCGGGATCGTCGGACACATGCGCATCGATCAGCGCCGGCGTTTCCGCTTCCTCTTTCGGCCACCGTGCGAACCCGATGCTTTTGACGTAGCTCCGATTGGAGTACCACGTCTCGCCTTTCCAGTGGCCGTCCTCGCTATTCCAGATAGCCCAGTCGCCATCGGCACGCAGGAAGCAGAACTTAGAGCCGCTGATCGCAGCCTCGCCCAAGAACTTGATGGCATTGTCGGAGTAGAAGTCCCGGTCCCTCTCTGCAAGAGGCTTGAGGATGTACTCCACATAGTGCCAGGTGTCTGACTTGGACTGGTCATCGTCCGTGCTAATGGGCAGGATGCCGTTGTGAATCATGGCGATCTCGTCTGTCACCATGAACGGATGGCACATCTCCGCATCACGCGCACCGTGAGTGGCCAGCCTGAAGTGGACGAGCGCCTGCTTGTCGGCAAACGGCTCATAGGCACGGGCAAACTCAGCAAAGGTGAAGAAACCTTTGTGAACTTGGATGGAGCCATCCACTGCAACGGCAAACCCCGCACCGTGCGAGTTGCACTTGAACCCCTCCTCCAAGGCACCCCAGTCAGGGCGCACCTTAGAGGCTTTGTAAATCGCTAGACACATACGCATCACCCCTTTGTTGTTAGTGAGTCAACGCTTCCTTCAGCCTGCCAACCACCGCCTCTGCCAGCTTGTCGTAGTCCAGTTGCTCGGCCAGCGAGGACATGTCCAGGTCATCCGCGATGCGACTGGCGATGTCGCACGTATCGATGTCCATGTTCGACGCAACATCGGAGGCATCGATGTGATAGGCCACATCAGACGCATCGATCCTGCTAGATACCCGCTCCGCAATCTCGTCGGTATCAACGCCATCCTCCACCTGCTCCGCGACTGCTCGCTGCAGGTCACGGCTCGCTGCGACGAGCGCAGACAGAGGCTGGATGTCCATGCGCCGGATGAACTCGCACATCAGATCGCTATTGCTGGGCAGGTAGAAGGCGACGGAGTTCCGCACCTTTGCCTCCACCCACGCATCGAAATAATGCTGCACCCACCGATCAAACCGTTCCCGCAGAGTCATTTGACACTCCGTTTCGTTGTGTGAATCGACACTGTTACTATTCACTCAGGCGGGACAAATCCCGCCGGAAAAACTTACGGCCCGCCTTGTTGGCGAGCCGCTTGCCGAACTTCCGCAGATGTTTCCAGTAGCCGCAGCTACCATGCGCCTTGCTAGCGCCCGGGGTCTTGCGCATGTAGCGCCTCCTGTCTAAGTGCCGTTGCTGCCATGCCGGTTGGAGTAAGGCAGTACGGGATGTCTGGTTCTTGAGCCATCTGCTCCAGCGTGAGCGCAAAGAACAGGGAGTCCCAGCTGTCGCGCACGCGCAACAAGCAGCGGTATGTGCGCATGAATCGCTCGTAGTCCATGTCAGACCTCCGTCCTTGCTAGGTAGGCTCTGTGCCCATTGATGGACACCCAATCACGCAACCACTGCTCGGCTTCCCAGCGGTGATTGAACACCGCCAGATACTTGCGAGTTGTTCGCACGGCCCACATGTCACTTCTCCTCCTGGTGGTAGCAGTCCACAAAGATCAACTGCTGGCCACGCACACGCACCCACAAGGTGCCTGCGTTGCTCCAGCACATGCACCGCACACGGTGCAATCGCTTGCCAATCCTGACCACCCAATCCGTAGGCAGTCGCTTCCCGTACCCGGAGCGCGTGTACCCGCTGTACCCCTTGTAGGGCTGGAACAGGTACGTGGCATCCGGGTGATGCTTGTGCAGATATTCCATGTCGCTTCTCCTATCGCAAGAAGTTGCCCATCATCACGCCAAGGCGCAGCTGTACCTGCGCGTCTAGCTTATGGCGCTCAAAGTCGGACCAGCAGTCCGGGTAGCCTTGTCGTTCAAACACCGCCTCGGCCTGCTCGCACCGCTCAATCACCTCAGTCCAGTTTTTGCGGTTCTTCGCCCTGGTCACAGCCGCCTTGAGCGACCGCAATTTTGCGTCTGTCAGTGTGTATTCCATGTCATTCCTCCCCGCAGTGGGCATCGATCCAACTGCGTGCCACTTCATCCCAGTTGACGGCACCCAAGGCACCGTTCAGCAGGTCGGCCAGCGGCCCCTGTGCGTAAACGCAGGATTGCAGCATCTCCGTAGCCGCATCCTCATGCTCGTCTTTGATCCTGTCGGCCAGCGCAATCGCTGCGTAGTCAGCCCGCGTCAGGTGCCCATCGGCCGCAGCCTCGTCAAAGCACTGCCTTGCCTCCTCCAGCCAGTAGTCCTGCTGACCGCGTTCGTTGTCCATCCACAGGTTGACAACCCACGTTTCGTAGTTGTGCCACCCGTTGCACTCATCACTCATCACTCACCTCCTCTACTGGACAAGAGTATACCCAGCCACACAAACGGCAGCACGCATGGAGCATGTCACCTAAGACACCGCTCCACGCCTGCTCGCCGCACCCACACTGATCACATTCCATGGTCACAGCTCCGTAAGTTTTCCAAGGACCGTTTCCGCCACACCCGGAACGTGATCGCACAGGTGCCGGACGATGCTGACGGCCTGTTCCGGCGTGACGGCCACGTAATGGCCCATCGGTCCCCTACGCACATCGCACATCGTTCCGATGGAGATGGTGCCGTCGTTGCGCACCAGTAGCTCCACGCGATAGCATCCGTTCTGAAAGATCAACTCATTCATCGCACACCTCACGCTTGGAGAATGGGCAGGTTGGCGACAGCGGTCATAATCGCCTTGCCACCATGCCCGGGGATGTAAACATCACGCATAGCCAAGCCGATCTTGCGGACACCGGCCCCGTCGCACAGCCTGCAGGTCAGGCAGCTGAGACGATGGCCAGCCTCCAAAGATGCTGGGCACAAGACTTCATCAGCAGCAGGCTCACCTCCCCGCATAGTGCGGAAGGTACGCCAGCCGAGAGACTTCGCATGTTCCCGCGACCACGGTCCCGTAAGACCATGAACACTGGCCATGAAGAACTGCTTGTATGGAGCGTAGGTTAGGTTGCTCCACGCATGGGTGTAGCCCGTCCAGCCGTCTGAAAGACCGGCCAGATGCTGCACCAGGGCGAGCGGTATAAGCACCGGCTCCCCGTATGTACCGAACCGGATCTTGCGATCACGGATGTACTGGTCATGCATGATCGGATCGTATTCAACGTACCGACCACGCATGTAGGCACCGTAGACCATTGCTGGCCCCTGCCCGACGTTGACATAACACGCACGCCAACGCTTGGGATTACGCTTTGCATTGGCCGGTGTCCGCTTGGGAAAGCCGACCAGACCACGCATGGGGCAGTTGAAACAGATGGCCCCGTCTTTCTCTTCACGTACCGCGACCACTGGGTGCATATCAGCCCTAAGGATATAGGTCTGAAGCATTGAGCCGGTCTTCTTATTCTTGGAATTCCGCAGTGGCATGATCACCACATACGGAGAGCCGTCATAAGGAGACACGCCCCGGTGCAGAATGACACCCAGAGGCTTGGCGGTACGTATACGGCGAATTGCCATACGCACCTCCTGAAAGAAACCGGAACCACAACGGCACCGGAACGCGGGCAGATGGCATTCGGATTTAGTTGGGCGAGCGCCCGTTTACCGCATCCACCTGCCCGTGATCGGATGTCGTCACTTCACCTTGACGATCTGGCCGTCCTTCACCTCCACGGACGCATACCACCGATGCGGCTCC